ACTCACTACATATATCTACTGAGGAAGAAAACAATAAGGATTCAACTATTAGGTTCCACTCATCTTTAGTTAATGATAAGTTTATTATATCGTTAGCAGTATTACTCATAACAATATATATCTTATCACGTTATATGAAATTATCAATACAACTTATTGACTTTGTTGGGGTAATGCTATCTTAGCAGATTGTAACAATTTCAATACATCATCTGGATTAGTAGTTTTTGATAACTGTTGAATAATTGGATGATTGGTGTCGTATGTTGTCGTTGTAGGAACTGGGGCAGATGAATTTGGGCCAGTAGGAGTTGTGGTTGGTGTGGTTCCTGTAGAACCGCTTGTAACTGGTGCAGAACCATTGGGAGATGTTGTAGTAGGGTTAATACCGACTCCAATTGGCGCACCATCTTCATCAAGTCTACCATTCTTTATCTTATCGAATAATTCTTCAAATTTGCTCATGTCTATATTTATTCTTTATCTTGATATTTTCTTCACATTTTCTTTATCAGTATCCAATGGTAGTTCATCAACAGGAACAAATCCGTGACTAAATGCTTTAGTTTTTCTATACCGTGATAAGACTGAATCTAAACGCTTAACGTTGGCAAATTTAGTTATTTTAGTATAGTTAACCTTATGTTTTTCAATTACTGCGATTGCTGCGGCTTCCATCTCTTTATCATTATAAGTGGATACCTTACAACAAGGATAAGGTAAAATTTTCAGAACTTTTTCAAAAACTTTACTTTTTAAAAAATAGTTGGCAATTTTAGCTCCGCTTTGATGATTAGAAAAAGGATATAATAAAAGCACCTTTGGGTAATGCGTCTTAATGTTGTTATAAGCATAGTCTATATTCTCAATACAGAAGTTATAGAAAAGATTATGGACATCCCCTGATCCTCTACCACTAGTGTTGAAGGCTATATTATTACTACTGCAAAAAAATGCAACATCCTGCACTGATTTTAATAGTATAGGAAACGAGTCTATAACACAAACTCTAGATTTGTCAAACTGTTTATATTTTAGTTTCATTTTATCAAAGCTTCAAGAATCTCAAAAGAGATGTTATCTTGTTCTGCTTCGTGTATTATAGCATGAAACTCCTCAAAAATCTTGTTAATTCTTTCCTCGTAGTCAAGAATTTTGGAATAGGTGTCTGGTGTGAAATTTAAAAGCTTCTGATTTTCAAGGATTGTCATGCCCTCAATAAGGTCGATTTTACTACCTAAAAACCTCTTAAGTTGAAAAAGTGTTTTGATAGCAGGGGATAGGGCTAAATGTTCTTCTTCCGTCACAGGTTCTTTAATTTTAACACCTTTCTCATTGACCAATCCAAGTTCATAAGCAACAAACTCGGTAAATGGTTTCAGCTAACAGTAACTGATTTGTCAATACTTCTGAAATTCTTTCTTTAAGCATAGAGTTATAGGCGATTCCATGAATGTGCATATTTCCAGATGGATTGTATTTACACCCTCTTCCATAAGCTGTAGAACCGCAAAAGGAGCATTTTTTAGGGTCATCTGGATGGAAATGTATACCAGAGGGAGAGTATTTACACCCTTTACCATATGATGTGGAACTACAAAAAACGCATCGACTTAATTGACTCATATCTTTATTTATTGAATAATAGCAGATTTGAAATCATTGTCCATCATCTATTTTAACCCTATGTAACCGACAATGAATGTTGTCGTTATAGTATTCTTTAGAGAATAAAACATTATAGTCAAATAGCATTTTTGCTTCCTCATACATTAACTGGCTTTTCGAACAACATGCTTTGATAATTGAGAAAGTAAAGTTCTCCATACCGAACTGTTTAATATCTTCGTTTAGTTTTTTACAGGAACCAGTGTATTTCTTCCAATTAGACTCTTTAACGTCTCTTCTACAACGTTTTTTACCTTTTAACGGTTTTCTTTTTAAAGCGAATATACACTGCTTCTTTCCGATATATCGTCTACCATCCTTTTTGTTTGTAACGAGGTAGATGAACCCGAAAGTATCTTCATTCAGTTCCACTCCTTCAGCTAAAGTCCAGTGTCCATAATCCATAATTTTATTTATAGTAAACTGCTTAATTATAACAACTTAGAACTTTTTTACTTATTTTCACTTTTTACTATTGACTTTTACCCTCCACAAAGATAAGTGATTAAAGAGTTTTTTGAGGGGTTGAAATTTCTGGAGTTTTAAAACTCTTTAAAAACTCATCTATTGACTTTTTTTATTCTTATAGTAAAATACTCTTAAGGAACCTTTTAAGGAGTATTAAAAACTTTTTACTTACTTTTTATGGTTGGTCTAATACCCTTTAATAAGTCTTTAAAGGGGAAAATTTTACGACCTTTTGTGCTTTTTAGTCTTTTTCCGTTTCTTTTTCACAGTAGTTCCTAAAAAGATGTTTTCTGGTTTACCTCTACGCATTACTCCACCTAAAACTTTCGGGGTTCTAGCGTCTCCTGTAGCATAGGTATCACCAGAAAACTGTGTCGCTATAACTGCGGGTGTTCCAAATGCTGCACAAGTTACATTTTCTAGGATAACCATATTAACTAACTCTGTAAAATTTATCATAATTATATCAATACTTAGTTGATTTTGCTTCTAAATATGTTACTATATAAACGATTATGGATGAGACTCCTACAAAAGAAAAGACCTTAAAGGAACGGATTGAAGAATATCACGAGAAAATTGGTAAAGCAGTTAAACTTGATGTCTTTAATTATAAGGAAATTCAAATGGATTTACCCAATCAAAGACATTATTGGGTAGGAAGATTAATGCAACATAAATGTGATATCATCAATTTACAGAAACAACGCAAGAAAGCTATCAAGATTCTAAGTGATAAGAAAACAAAAGATTCTCCTGTAGGTTTAAGTGCTCGAACTATAAAAGACGCTGCGGAAGATAATGATATTGTTAAAAAAATAGATGAAAAAATTGTAGAGGAAGAACTATTAATAGAATATCTAGAGAAAATTGAAGCCAATTTTAGGTCTATTAGTTGGGATATAGGTCACTTAATCGACATTATTAAATTAGAAACTACGTAATCTGAATGATTTCTGTAACGATTGATTATGACACTGGAAGAAGGAAAGGTATTATCGAGTCTGATTATCTTGATAATATTAGGGAACACTTTTCAGTAGCAGATAAAAATCAACGTTTTAAGAAGAAGTATGCAGTAGGATATTCAATGCCTACTAGGATTTATTCAATTACACCACAGGGTAGATTTGAGCCTCGAATGTATCATGACATTGTAAACCATCTTAAGGCTTTAGATTTAGTTGTAGAAATAAAAATTACTGATAATTTTAAGAAAATTGTTGAACCTCCTAAGTTTAGGGGTGAGATAGTTAAATTGAAAAATCTTGATGTTTTGGGTATAGTATTGAGAGATTATCAAGAGGAATCAGTAATTACTGCGCTTGAACAAGGCTATGGAGTTATAATACTTCCTACCTCCGCTGGTAAGACTTTAGTGCTTGCTACATTAATTGAGTCTATTAGGAAGCAAACAACTGGATATAAAACATTTATTCTTGTTCCTGATATTCATTTAGTTAAGCAGACCTATGGTGATCTATTGGAGTATGGGATAGATGAAAAGGATATTAGTTGTTGGACTGGTGGTGAATCTCCTAAGACTCCGATTGTTATAGCAAATGCACAAATTTTACTATCTAAGACTCAAGATATTTCGTGGTTATCAGAGATTGATGTCTTTGTATGTGACGAAGCGCATAAATGTAGATATGGCAACAAAATTAATAAGGTAATCAGTAAGATTCCTGCTAAGTATCGTTTTGGGTTAACGGGAACATTACCAGAATCGAATACTGATAAGTGGTGTATATCAGGCATTTTTGGCCCTGTAATTTATACTAAAACTTCCTTAGAATTGAGGAATAACAACCAGATATCTAAAGTAGTTGTTTCTGCGTTAAAAATTCATTATGACTCAAAATGGACTTTTAAATCTCCTTCCGCTTTAAACCCTACTGAAGCTTACGAAGAAGAGATAACATTTTTACAAACCAATGAATTTAGAAATAACACTATCGTTAAGCTTGTGAATAAGGTGGATAAGAATATTCTAATAATGGTTGACAGAATTCCTCATGGAGAGCAATTATTAAAAATACTCTCTGAAAATACTACTAAAAAGGTATATTTTGTTCAGGGAGAAGTTGAATTAGAGGAACGTGAGAGTATACGTAAACTAATGGAAACACAAGATGATATTGTTTGCGTGGCTATATCGAAGATTTTCAGTACTGGTATTAACATTAAAAACTTGCATTACGTTATTTTCGCAGCTATAGGTAAGGCTAAGATTAAGATTATTCAGTCCATTGGTAGAAGTTTACGTTTACATTCAAGTAAACAGATAGCTATCATCTTCGACATTGTGGATATGTTAAGGTATGGATGGGATCATTACGAAGAAAGGAAAACTATCTATAGAG